GGGCTGGCGTCGGCGATGCGGTCGGTGGAGCGGCGGCGCTGGCCGGCGCGGTCGCCGGGCTGGCTGGGTGAGGTGTGGCGGTGGGTGCTGTGGCTGCGCATTTCGCGCGGGCTCGCGGCGGCGACGACTTGCGCGCGCTATGCCGAGATCGTGGGCCGGTTCGCGGAGTGGGTGGGGTCGCGCGGGCTGGACTACACCGCGCTCACGCTGTCGGACCTGGACGATTGGGCCAAGGCGCTGGTGCTGGAGCGGCGCAACAGCGCGAGCTGGCGCCGCACGCAGCTGCAGGCGCTGCGCAGTTTCTACGGCTGGCGCAAGTCGCGTGGGCTCGGGCCGGACGTGACGGCCGGGCAGAGCGGGCCGCGCCGCGCGGCGCGGGCGCCGCGGAAGTATTCGCGCGCCGAACTCAAGGCGCTGTTCGCCGCAGCGAAGGAGGCGAAAACGCCGCTGATCGCGCTGCGCAACCGCACGCTGCTGCTGTTCCTGCTGACCACGGGAGCCCGCCGCAGCGAGGCGGCGGGGTTTCGCCTGGACCAGGTGCTGGAGCTGGGCGAGCGGTCTGGCGTGGTGCGGTTTTTCGGCAAGGGCGCGAAGGAGCGCGAGGTGGCGATCGAGGGGCCGATCGTGCGCATGCTGCACGAGTGGCTGACCGAGCGCGGCAAGCTGGCGAGCCTGGACGAGACGGTGTTCGTGCGCCTGGACAACCCCACGCTGTGCGCGGCGATGAGCACCGAGAGCATCGAGGACGTGGTGAGCCGCGCGGCGAAGCGTGCGGGCCTGGCGAGCTGGGGCGTGCACCGCTTCCGCGTCACCTTCGCCACGCGCCTGTATGACGCCGGCGTGGACATCGAGCGCGTACGCATCCTGATGGGCCACGAGGACATCAACACCACGCGCCGGTATATCCAGGTCAGCGGAAAAATGCGGTCGATCCGATTGAAGGCGCACGAGCAGCACGACGTGCTTGGCACACGGCCCGAGGGCATGCCCCTGTGGGCGCAGCGATTGGAGGAGCAGGGACATGGTGGACGATAGCGACGCGGCGTGGAGCCGCCGCGGCGAAGCGGTGACGGCGTTCGAGGCGGGGCTGGTGGCGCGCGTGGATGCCGCCGCGCTGGGCGATGCCGCGCGGCTGTGGCTGGAGCTGGCGCGGGCGATGGGCTGCGAGGCGCTGCTGCGCCTGCTGGACGAGGTGGGAGGCGAGAAGGTGCACGTGCCGACGCGGCGCAGTTTCTTCGACGCGCTGTGGCGACCGCTGCGGGACGACGCGATGCGCCGCGCCGCCGCGCAGGGGTACTCGGCGGCGGAGATCGCGCCGCGCTTCGGCGTGTCGCTGCGCCGCGCGCTCCACGTGCTGAGCCTCGCCGAGGATCGGACGACGCGGCGGGAGAATAGCGGTAGACGGCGGCGGTATGACTCGCCGCCCACCCCCGAAGCGCCCGGCCGTATCCGCTGCACGAGCGGAGCGCAACGCCGCGCGCCGCGCCCGACTCGGAAAGCGCCCCCTCACCGAGGCTGAGCTGCGCCGCAACCGCGAAGCTGCGCCAAAGGGCTTCGCGGCGGGCGTGCTGGCCGGCAAGTGCACCGGCCCGACGACGCAGGAAGGCAAGGCCATCGCCTCGCGCAACGCCTGGAAGCATGGCCGCTACAGCGCGATCAATCGCGCGCAGTTCGGCCTCGGCGCGGCGAGCGTGTCGAAGTTGTTCGGCAAGCCGTGCGTTACCACCTGCCCCTATCACCCGGACAACCCCGAGCGCGTCGAAGCGCCGTGTTCGCTGGTGCTGGACGGAATGACGCACGCGGGCGGATCGTGCCTGGACAAAACCGTTTACGTGCACGCGCTGCAGGGCCTGATGGAGGCGATGCAGAACGGCGAGATGGATGGCGTGCACGGGCTGCTGGCGACGGAGATGGCCAGCACGCTGCAACTGCTGCACGCGATCCGCGAGGAGATTTCGACCATGGGCGTGGTCGTGCGCGTGCCGATGGTGACCAAGGAAGGCAAACCCGTGATAGACCCCGAGACGGGGCGCCCCTTCGTGGCCGACACAAAGGCCAACCCGGTGCTGTCGCACCTGATCGCGCTAATGGATCGCCTGGGCATCAATTTCGGCGAGCTGATGGCCACGCCGAAGGCGCGCGAACGCCTGCGCGACGAGGACAGCGCGGCCGACGCCCTGCAGAGCGCCATCGGCAACATCATGGCCAGAGCCACGCGCCGACTGCCCACGCCTGCGCGCGTGATCGATCACGACGAATGACGCGCAAACGCCTGCCCACTGCCGACCACGGCGTGCTGCGCCAGATGGCGGATCGCGGCGTGTTCGCGCCCGACGAGTTCGACGCCTGGCTGGCGGAGCGCGGCTGGAGCTGGCAGGCGCTGGATCGCGGCGAATACGGGATCACGCTGGAGGAGTCGCTGCTGCTGTTCGTGTTCACCGACCCGGTGCGCTGGTGCGAGACGTTCCTCGTGGAACCTCGCACCGGCAAGCCGTGGCAGTTTTTCGACTACCAGCGCGAAAGCCTGCGCGCGTGGTCGCAGGACGTGGTGCACCAGGACGGCGCCGAGGTGGGCAAGACGCGCGAGATCACGTGCCTGATCCTGTGGGGCCAGTGCACCGCCATGGGCCTGAGCGTGGCGCGGCCGTGGTTTCTGATCGGCGCGCCGCAGCAGACGCACCTGGATGAGATCATCCTGGCCGTGGAGGAGCAGGTGGGCGTGCAGGCGAGCGGCGAGGCGAAGGGCACGCTGCTGTCGAACTTCTGGCGCAAGCCGAAGCGCACGCCGCACACGATGCACAACTTCCGCACGCCGCCGGTGGGAGACGAGCCGCCGGGCAACGGGCGCGTGTACTACCGCCCCGCGGGCTATGACGGCGAGGCCTATCGCGGCGTGCACGTCAACGGCATGGTGCTGATGGACGAGGCCGCGAAGCTGAAACGCGCGGTGCAGTGGTCGGAGTTCTGGCGCTCGGCCATGCCGGGCTGCCGCAAGCGCGTGTACAGCGTGCCTGACGGCGACCGCAGCACCGAGTTTTTCCGCCTCTCGCAACAGGCCGTGGCCAACCTGCCCGCGGAGCGCCAAGGCTGGCGTCTGTTCCACTGGCCGAAAACGATCATGCCGCCGCCGTTCTGGAGCGCCGACCGCGACGCGGAGTTCGTGCGGCTGTTCGGCGGGCGGCATACGCCAGGCTACAAACGCAACGTCCTGGGCGACTGGGGCGAAGCGGAAAACCCGGTGTGGAGTTGGGACACGCTGCTGCCAAACGTCACCGACGTGCCGGAATACCGCATCGTGAAGCTGGGCGCCGACGTGCCACGCGGCGAGCTGACGGTGGAGGTGAAGCGCGTCGCGCTGGACATCGTGGAAGGGCGAAAGCACGGCACGGAGGAATGGCTGCACGACGGCGTGCGCCCGCTGGCGCCGTTCGTATCGCGCAGCAACACAGAGCGCCGCGAGGCCATGGCCGCGCTGCTGCGCGAACACCTCGACGGCGCGAGCCGCGGCGTGTTCTGGGCGGGCGCGGACCTCGGCGAAAGCAACGACCCGACGGAGATCGTGCTGAGCGAGGAAGTGGGGCCGAAGCTGCGCGACGTGGCGCGCATCGTGGCGCGCGGCCTGCCGTATCACGCACAGCGCGAGCTGATCTACTGCCTGCAGGAGCTGTATGGCGGCCTGCCGCACTGGGGCGTTGACCTGGGCTCGGCGGGCACGGTGGTGGTGAAAGACCTGCAGACCCTGGAGGACTACGCCGACATGCGCTTCGAGGAGTGCATGACCGGATTCCAGTTTTCCAACGCAGTGGACTGCCTCGACGAGCACGGCGAGGCCTTGCTAGATCCGCGCGACGAGGAAGGCGAGAAGATCGTGCGCGCCCCGGCGAAGCACTGGGCCACGCAGTGCATCACGCAACGCCTGCAGGCCTGCGGCTACGCCATGGCCTACGACACGCAGGTGCTGAACTGGATGACCAATCACACCTCGCGCGAAGGCGCGAAGTGGCCGATCTACGCGAAGAAAGACGACCACGCGATCGACGCCCGCCGCATGCAGATGCTGCGCAAGCTGTACGACGAGCAAGCCGGAAACCTGGACATTTTCAGCGTCGGCGTACAGCGCCGCGCCGCATGACGGAGAGCACACCCATGGGCATCATCGCCAGCCTGCGCACCGCGCTCGGCACCACCAAGGCCAACGCCGTGAGCGACAGCGCCATCGTGCGCGCTGGGCAGTCGCTGGGGCCGTGGACCGACACCCTCGGCGGCTTCATTTCGCGCGAGGTGAACCCGTATTTCTACGAAAGCCTGCGCGAAGCGATTGCGCCGCTGGACGGCGCGATCAATCGCCTGGTGACGCTCGACGGCATCATCGGCGTGGAGGGCGGCAACGACCGCGTGGTGCAGCTGATCGAGCGCGAGCTGCTGCCCAACATCGCGGTGAACGATCTGGAATCCGGCCTGCAGGCGTTCTACGCGGGCCAGGGCAATGAAGTGTACGAACAGGGCTTCACCGTCGGCGAAATGGTCATGGATGCGCGCCGCGGCCGCGAGCTGGTGGGCCTGCGCATCGCCGACAGCAAAGGCGTGGTGTTCGTGCGCGATCCGGACACGCTGCAGCTGCAGACCTGGTATCGCCCGCCGTCGCCGAAGCGCGGGTCGCGCCGCGACGGTAGCGACCAGGTGGAAACCGTGTTGAGGAACAACGGAACCACCACCGGCACCAGCTACCTGACGCAGGCGAACTACGTGCGCCTGGACGATGCCGCGCTGGTGTACGCGAGCCTGAATCCGGAAGCCGACAAGCCCTACGGCGTGAGCCTGTTTCGATCGATGGAGTTCGTCGCGCAGATCCTGCTCAAGATCCAGAACGCGACCGGCCAGGTATGGGACCGCTTCGGCGACCCGCCGATGCAACTTGTATACAAGACGAAAAACCGCGCGCTCAAGGCCGCCGACCTGGACAAGCGCCGCACGCTGCTGGGCAAGATGCTGGCCGACGTGATGAGCGCCAAGCGCGGCGGCAACAGCGCGGATTTCGTGCAGGCCATCGCCGCGGACGACGACATCGAGATCAAGGTCATCGGCACCGAAGGCAAGGTGCTGAGCCTGGAAGTGCCGGCGCGGCACATGATGGAGCAGATTCTCGCCAAGGCCGGCCTGCCGGCGTGGATGCTCGGCATGCAGTGGAGCACCGCCGAGCGCATGGCTGACCAGCAGAGCGAGATCGTGCTGCAGGAGGCCCGCACGCGCTTCACGCGCCGCAAGGCGGGCCTGCGCCGCATCGTGGAGACGTGGCTGCGCGGCCGCGGCGTGGCCTGGAAGCCGGGCGATTGGGACGTGGTGCAGACCCTGCCGCGCCTGCAGGACGCGATGAAGGAAGCGCAGGCGCGGTTCCTCAATGCGCAGGCCGACATGATGGGCAGCGGCGGTGCGCCCGGCACCGCGCCCGCGCCGGCCGACCCCGGCGCCAAGGGCTACGTGTTCCACGCGGAACACGACGGCACGCTGCGCATGGTGCCGCGCCAGCGCGTCGCGCACACCTGCGGGCACCGCAAGGGCGCCGAGGGTGGCGGCGAGGATTGGGCGGAACCCGACCCGGCGCTGCCGCGCATCGAACAAGCCGCCGTGGATGGCCTGCTGCAGCTGTGGCGGGCGCTGGAAGCCGAGACGCTGCGCGTGCTGAACCTGTCCGGCGCGCTGGAAGGCGGCGCGCAGGTGTTCACCTTCGACGTGGCCGCGGTTGCGCGGCGCCTGGCCGACATGGAGGAGGCCTTCGTCGCCGCGGCGGGCGCCGAGGATGGCCCGCTGCTGCGCGAGGCCTTCAAGGCATGGGTGCGCGGCCTGGAGAACGCCGCCACGGAGTTGAACACCGCGGCCGTGGTGGGTGAGGCCCGCACGCTGGCGCAGCGCACGCTGGCCACGCGCGGCATGGACCTGGTGCGCAACGCCGCGGTGCGCAGCATGCGCAGCGACATCGTGGCCGAGCTGTCGCAGGGCGCCTATGACGGCCTGAATCCGCGCGAGGTGGCGCGTCAGTTGCGCGCCCGCTTCGCCGTGCACGACTACGATTGGGAGCGCCTGGCGCGCAGCGAGATCGCCGACGCGCAGGCGCAGGGCAAGGCCGCGCAGTACGCCGCGGCGGGCCTCACGGAGTATGACTGGCTGACCGCGCCTGGCGCCTGCGCGCTGTGCGTTGGCATCGCCGAGGCCGGCCCCTACACCATCGGCGCCGGCCCCATGCCCATGCGCGGCTCGCACCCGCACTGCCGCTGCACCATCACCGCCCGCGCGCCGGCCTAGTGCCGCGCGCCGGACGACGCGGCGCACTCGCCCGCGATACACAGCGCCAAACACCGGCCGCGGGCGCTGTGCCCGCATGACGTGAGGCGATGATGGACGCGACTGAGCTGGACACCCTGCGCAAGCAAGCCGTCAAGGCCATCGTGCCGCGTCTGCCCGCGCTGGACCGCGCCGACCTGGTGACGCTGCTGGCCGCCGAGGAAAACGAATCCAACCCGCGCGAGAGCCTGATCAAGGCCATCGCCGACGAGATCGCCGCCCGCGATGCGGACGACGCCGCCGCGGCCGCCGAAGAATCCGACGCGCCGCCCGACTGGCAGGCCGAGGACTACACCGGCCCGCTGTCCGGCGAGCAGGCGCTGTGGCGCCAGAAGCACCTCACGCCCAAGCGCCTCGCCGCGCAGGACACCAAGCCCGCGGGCGAGGTGCTGACCAAGTGAGCGACGTGCGCACCAAGGCGCTCGCGCTGCGGATGAAGGCCGCGTCGGGCGAACCCACGCCCGAGCAGCTGGCCGCTATCCGCGGCTACACGCTGCGCGACTTCGACGCCGCGGAGCTGGTTGTGCGCGAGTTCGTGATCGCGCACAACGCGATCGACCGCGACGACGAAGTGATGGACGAGGGCCTGCTGGCCGACTTCGTGCGCACGCTGCCCGGCGTCGGCGTGTACATCAAGCACCCCACGTCCTGGCAGGGCGACGGCGGCCCCGCCGAGGGCCGCTGCTTTGCCGCGCGCAGCGAGCGCATGAGCTTCGACGCTGCGCGCCAACTGCTGCGCGCCCCGAGCCTGCAGTGGCCGCCGGATCGCACCGACGCCACGGTGGTGTATGCCACCGCGTACTTCGTGAAAACCCCGGAAAACGCAGCGCTTTTGCTCAAGCTGGACGCCGGCATCGCGGGCGATTGCAGCATCGGATTCTGCGCCGAAATGCGCGTGCCGATCCGCGACAGCGCCGGCCGCGAGCTGGAAGCCTCGCGCCTGATGGGGCCGGGCGAGGCGCACGAGTTTTCCCTGGTGTGGCTGGGCGCGCAACCCGGCGCACGCGCCATCAAGTCTGCGCAGCAACCCCCCACTGAGGATCGCACCATGACCCCGGAACAGATCGCGGCCCTGCAGGCCGAGAACACCACGCTCAAGGCCGCGAAGGTCGAAGGCGACAAGAGCACCAGCGTGCTGGCCGCGGTGAAGTCCGCGCTGGGCAACGACGCCGGCCTGCTGGACAACCCGCTGGCGCTGGCGTCGGCCATCACCGCCGGCAAGGCCTACCGCACGTCGCTGGTGGCAGACATCGTGACCGCGGAGCGTCACCTCGGCATCACCGCCGACGACGAGGCCAGCATCAAGGCCGCGGGCGAGCTTTACGCCGACATGCCTGTGGCCAAGCTCGAAGCCATGCGCAAGAGCCTGGAAGCCCGCCTGCCGAAGGGCGGCACGCTGCGCGGCAGCGACCCCAACAGCGGCGCGCCGGGCACCGGCGGCACCAAGGCGGCCCCGGCGGACTCGCCGCTCGCCAATCCCCTGATCACCGGCGCCGCCGCGTAAGGAGCCCTCGCCATGGCACTGCAGAACCGCTCGATCACCGGCCAGGAGCGCACGCTCCAGCTCTCTCACACCGCCAGCACCACGGCGCTGACGCCGCTGCTGATCAATTCCAGGGTGCTCATCCCGCTGAACACCAAGGGCGCCAACGCGCTGAACGCCTTTCTGTACCAGGCCGAGGTGAGCGACTGGGCCGCCACGTCGGCGGAGACCTGGGCCGTGGGCGACAAGCTGTATTTCGTGACCGCCACGGGCGCGCTCTCCAACGTCGCCGCCGGCAACACGCTGTGCGGCTACGCGCTGGAGGCCAAGGCCGGCGGCGTTGCCACGAGTGGACTTGTCCACTTCCACACTTTCGCGGCCTGAGCCGGAGACCACCATGCGCACGCACATCAAGTTCAACCGCCTTCCGGGGCTGCCGGCCGATCAGCGCGAAGTGGCGTTGAAGCAGGCCATCGATTGGGAGCTGGCCAAGGTCAGCGTGCTGGCCGATGTGTTCGGCGAGCGCCTGCGCGAGACGGTGCAGGCCGTGAAGGCCGGCACCATCACCATGGCTTACGTGGAGGAGCGCATCAAGGCGCACCTGCGCACGAAGTACAGCACCGCCAGCGACAATCCGATTCTCGTGGACCTCGCCAGCGAGTTCGCTAGCTTCTTCCACTCCAACATGCCGGAAATCGACACGGGCTACCTCGGCCTGTTCGACCTGGTGGACATGCGCGGCAGCACGCATGACCACTTCGACATCGTGGACACGAACGCCGGCATCACTTACGAGCAGATCGCGCCAGGCGCCGAGATCAAGAAGCGCACGGCGATCAGCGAATCGCGCACGCAGGTGCCGTTTCTGACCTACGGTGCCGGCCTGGGCCTGCTGGACGACTGGCTGAATTACCAGCAGTTCTGGAAGGTGGACGAGGCGGTGGCCGAGTTCCGCGCGAAGTACTTCGACGCCAAGGCGGCGCTGCACTACGCGCTGTTCACCGCGCTGGGCGCGGGCATCGACGTGGCCTTCGCCACCGACGATGCGACCACGTTCAACAGCGCCGCCGCGGCCATCCTGCGCAACGTGCGCAGTTCCGGCTATGCGGTGGGCCAGAACGCCGCGCTCAAGATCGTGACCAGCCCTGAGCAGGTGGGCCGCGTGACGCGCATGCTCGAAGCCACGCGCGGCAGCACCATGGTGGCCTTCGGCACGATGAAGCAGCCGATCGCCTACCAGGTGGACGAAGTGATCGCCACCCCCTACGTGGCCGCCAACGACACCGGCTATTACCTCGTGCTGCCGCGTCGCAAGCTGAAGCGCGGCGAGTGGCGCGACCTCGGCATCGAACAGCAGCGCAATGCGAGCGCGCGCGCTACCGACTGGTATGCCTCTGGCCAGTTCAACGCCGTGGTGGGAGACAGCAACCAGGTACGCCGCGTGAAGTTCGCGTAAGACAGGGCCGCGGGAGCGATTGGCCCGGCGGGAGACTGCCGGGCCTTTTTTCCAAGGGGATGCAGTGAGCAAAGCCACGCCAGCCGACTTGACCGCCGAAGGCTTCGACCGAAAGAACTTCGGCCTGCAGCCTGGCGCGGGCACTGACGCCGCGTGGACCGCCTACCTGCAGTCCGTGCTGGACGAGGCCGGCGCCTGGGCGCAGCACCGCGTGGGCGACACCGCCTATGCCGCCAGCGCATCGCCCGACTACGCCTTTTTCTCGCTGCGCCGCGCGGAACTGTGCTACGCCGCCCTGCTGCTGTGGAACCGGCGCGTCGCCTTTCACGATGCGAGCGCCGTCACCGATCGGCAGGAGGGCCAGTACGCGGAGCGCCGCGAGTACCTGCGCCACGCGCAGGCCGCACTTGAGTGCGCGAACAGCAACCTCGCCGAGGCGATGCAGGCCCTGGGGCTTGATCCGGCCACGCAGCTGGACGGCGTTGGCAGCAGCGTGGGTTACATCGAAACCGGCCGCTATCCGCTCGCCACCTCGGGGGCGATCAATGCCTAGCACGCTGACCATCAATGCCGACCGCATCGCCGAGCTGTACCGCGAGCGCGCGGGCCGCTGGCGTGCGGGGGCCCTGGCCGGCCTGCGCCGCGCCCTGGTGGCCGTGGAGACGGCCGCTACGCGCAACCTGTCCGGCGGCGGCAAGCCCGGCAGTTATCCCGTGCCGGTGCGCACCGGCAATCTGCGCCGCGGCATGGGCTTCAAGCTGCTGGACGATCGCGCCGGCGTGGTGTTCAACACCGCGCGCTATGCCTCGGCCATCCACGGCGGCCTGCAGCCGCGCAAGCATGCGGGGCAGGGCGCCTCGGCCGTGTACGAGTTCGACAGCGTGCCCGCGCGGCCCTTCCTGGACGACGCGGTGGACACCGCCAAGCCTGGCGAGCTGATTTTCGCCGAGCTGCTGAGGGCGCTGTGACGCAGGCCGCCTTCACCACCGGCATCGCGGCGCTGCTGGCCGACGCCACCTTCGACGCCGCCGTGCGCGCCCTGCTGCCGGCCGGCGCTGCCACGCCGCTGCCGGTGCTGATCGGCAACCGGCCGGTGCAGACGCTGGCCGGGCAGTTTCCCGCGTGCTGGGTGGTGGAGCAGGGCGACGGCCGCGCCGCCGCGCTGGAGGACGACAGCGGCCGCGCGCTCGGCGGATGCGTGCAGGAGTTCGAGGCCGACATCCTGATCGCGCTGGTGTGGACCGACCAAGACCCCGACACCGCAGCGGCTGCAAAGCAGGCGCTGCCCACGCTCACCGCGCAGCTGCTGCTGCGCAACCCGCAGCCCGGCGGCATCGGCGGCGCGTGGCTCGCCGAGTGGCAAAGCGACCGCGGCGGCCGCCACCCCACGCAGGTGTGGGGCGCATCCATCGCCGGCTTCTACCAGATCCCGAGGGCATGACATGGCACGCACCACGAGAACCAGCACCGCGAAAGACGACACGCGCACCCCGGCGCCCAGCGCGCCGCCCGCCGCCGCGCCCGATGGCATCGCCGTGGTGTTCCACGGGGAACGCAACCCGGGCGTGCGATTCATCGGCGGCATGCGCCCCGACACCGTGTACACCGTGCCGCCGGCCGAGGCCGTGCGCCTGGTGACGGCGAAAGGCTTCGACTACGCGAGCGAGGCCGACGCGGCACGCGCGCAGCAATTCACCGCGGCTGCGGCCGCCAGCGAGGAGTAACGCGCCATGCCCCAAGTCACCGGCACCATCGTCAAGCTGGCGGGCTTCACCGAGTCCACCTACAACACCACGCCAGGCGCGCCGGATGGCGTGCTGCTGTACGCCCGCAGCATCGGCGTGCAGGCCTCGCAGGCCACCAACCAGGACGACACGCTCGCCGGCTATCGCGGCATGCTGCGGCCCGTGCGCGACCTGAAAGACGTGGCGGGCTCCATCGCCGTCAACGTCGCGCCGCAGTCCATCGGCTTCCTGCTGAAACACCTGTACGGCGCGCCCACCACCACCGGCACCACGAACAAGACGCACACCTTCACGCCGTCCATGCCAGGCGGCGCCAACTCGCTGCCGGCGGGGCTGCTGCTGGAGGAGGACTTGGGCGCGGCCTTCACCGCCGCGAGCCGCTATCTGCGCTACAGCGGCTGCCGCATCGCACGCGGGCAGTTCACCTTCAATCCGTCGGGCTTCGCGCAGGCGCAGTTCGACATCAAGGGCGCGAACGTCACCAAGAGCGCAACCGCGCTTGATGCCACGCTCACCGACAACGGTCACACCGCGTTTTCCAACATGGTGGGCACGCTCACTGTGGGCGGCGGCAGTGTCACGCTGTGCCCGACGCAGTTCGGCTTCACGATCGACAACGACCTGGACGACAGCAACTACTGCATCGGCGGCGGCGGCCTGCGCGGCAGCATGCCCGAGGGCTTCGTGATGGCCAGCGGCACCATCGAAACGCTGTTGAACGACGCCGCGCTGCTCGACCTCTTGCTGGCCGACACCAACAGCAGCTTCGCCTTCAAGCTGCAGAACGGCACCGGCGACGGCAGCGCGGGCAATGAGTCGCTGACGTTCAACTTCCCCAACGTCGCCTTCGAGCTGACCACGCCCGCGGTGCAGAACAGCAAGGGCGTGCGCCTCTCGGCCAACTGGAAGGCCTACCGCACCACCGGCGAGATCGGCGTGAACGCCGTGCTCACCAACACCATCGCCACCTACCCGTAAGGAACGGTATACATGTTTCCCTTTGCGCCGAAAGGCGAAATCGAATGGCCGGTGGACCTCCCGCGCAGTGATGCGCGGGTGCTGATCCGCTTCCGCCGCTTGACCAAAACCGAGCTGCGCGAGCGCAACGCGCAGGCTGCCGTGCTGCTGGCCGACCGCCTCACGCCCGACACCACCGCCGAGCAGATCGCCGCGCTGGTGGCGCAGGCCAACGCCCGCGCCGTCGCCACAGACGCCGAGCTGCGCGAGCGCGTGCTGGGCTGGCGCGACCCGGCCACGGGCGCCACGGCCGACTTCACGCCGGCCGAGCTGGACGCGCTGATCGAAGATCGCCCCACGTTCGAGGCCCTGCTGGCCGCGCTGATCGAGTGCAGCGAGCAGGGCAAGGCAAAAAACTCGTTGCCTGGGCCCGCTTCGCCGCCGGTGGAAGCCCAGACGAACGCCAACGCGGCTGGGGCAGCGGCGTAAGGCCGTGGCGCCTGTGGGACCACGAGCGCCGCTTCGAGGGTATCGACGCGGCGCACTGCTGGACCTACTGCGCGTCGCCCTGTGCGGACTGCCCAGCGCCCAAGCTGCTGCCCGAAGCGCAGCCTGGCGTCGCCGTGTATCTGGCCTGTTGCAGCACGCAGTGGGCCTACGCCGGAATGGGCGGCCGCACCGGCCTGCGCTACGACGGCTGCCTGCCAGCCATGGCGCAGCACCTCGCCGAATGGCAGCAGCGCGAGCGCGCCGCCGGCGCGCCGGGCCTGTGGTGCGGCCTGACCCTGCAGAGCCTGCTGGAGGACGTGCAGATCATCGAGGGCGCCATCCTGGCCGTGGAGTCTGAGCGCCGCGAACAGGAACGCCAGCAGGCCGAACTGGACCGCCAGGCGAACAACATCCGGGAGAGCTTCTAAGTGGGCCAGCGCACCGAAACCCTGCAGCTCAAGATCGCCGTGGACGACAGCGGAAAGCTGTCGGCCACGCTGGGCAACGTCGCGGCGGGGCTGGACAAGGTGGACGGCGCCAGCCTGCGCGCTGCGAAGGACTTGGACGGTGCGGCCAGGCGCCTGGACGAGCTGCGCGACCGCGCCGACCCGGCCGGCGCCGCGGTGCGCAAGCTGTCCGCCGACGTGGATACGCTGGACGCCGCGCTCAAGCGCAACCTCATCACCACGAAAGAAGCCAATGCGCTGATCGGCAAGCTGCAGTCGCAGGCCGCCGGCGGCTTTGGTGCGGCCGGCGGGCTGGGCGACACGCTCGGCAAGCTGGGCCTGGGCGTCGGACTGGCCGAGATCGCCACCAACGGCGTCAAGACGATAGCCATGTTTCAGCAGCTGGACGCCCAGCTGAAAACCGTCACAGGTTCCAGCGGCGCCGCGGCGCGCGAGTTCGTCGTGCTGCAGAAATTCGCCGCGCAGACGCCATTCCAACTGCAGGAAGTTGTGACGGCGTTCGTGAAGCTGAAAGCCCTGGGGCTGGACCCGAGCATCGAGGCCCTGCGCAGCTACGGCAACACCGCCAGCGCCATGGGCAAGAGCCTTGATCAAGTGATCGAGGCCGTGGCCGACGCGAGCACCGGCGAGTTTGAGCGCCTGAAAGAGTTCGGCATCATGGCCCGCCAGACGGGCGACAAGGTGACGTTCACCTTCCAGGGCATTTCGACCACGGTCGGCAAGAGCGCCGGCGAGATCGAAGGCTATCTGCGCAGCATCGGCGAGACCAAGTTCGGCGGCGCCATGGCCGAGCAATCGCGCACGCTAGCGGGCGCGTGGAGCAACCTGCAGGACCAGGCCGCAGCGCTGGCCGACGCGGTGGGCGATGCCGGGCTGACCGGCGAACTCACCAAGGTGGTGAAAACGCTGAACGAGGTGGTCGGCGCCGTGACGGCGGTCACGCGCGCCGCGGGCGACCAGGCGTGGCTCGGAAAACTGATCACCGGGGCCGACAGCCTCGCCAACAAGCTGAGCCCCGTTGCGCTGGTACTGTCGAAAATGGAACCCGGCATCAAGGCTCTGTCCGAATCCGGAAACGGCCCTTCATCGCCGGCGTTTGAGCTGCTGGCCGGTGGCGCGCAGAAAGCGCAGGCCACGGTGGAAGCGCTTTTCAAGTCCCTGGAACAGGGCAAGCAAAAAGCAGCCGCAGCCGACGCGAGCAGCAACGCAGAGGCCGTGAAGTACCTCGAAACGCTCGGCAAGGAAGAAGCGCAGATCGGCAAGACGCGCGCGGAAGTGACGCGCATGACGGCCGAGCAGATCGCCGCCGGCACCGCTGACAAGAACCTGGCCGCTGCCATCCGCGCCCGCGGCGAGGCGGTGGCCACGGCGCAGGAAGCGCAGGACCGCGAGAAGCAGGCCACCAAGG